CACCGAGTATGTGACCGATATAAACGAGCGTATCACACCTGTACAGGGTTACAGCATCATGGAGATATGTTGGAACAATGATTACAAGCACCACCTTTACACGGGCGATATGGAGCTGTACAGCCGTCATCCGAAACAGTTTGTCATCCAGCCGGGTATCTTCCGTACCAAGCACATGGATTACTGTTTTGTACTATCCAAGGTGACACCGGATTATATCGAACGCAGGTATGGCGTGGACATGAGCAACCAAACGGAAGAGTATCCCGAGAATACAGAGCTTCCCGGTGTATCGCGAGTGAATTCAACAATCATCGACCACACGTTGACTGAAATTGTGTGTTGGCACCGTGATGATGACGGCGACATTGGTAAGTTCACTTGGATAAACGACACACCACTGGAGAACCTGCCGAAGTATTATTACCGGCGCGACGAACAGGGCGATATCATGGAGTTCGAGACGCTTGTAAGTGATACGGAGATTGGAAGCGTGGAGACTGTTATCGACCCGGCAACAGGTAAACAGGTATCACGCCCTGTCGTGCTTCCAGCGGGCACACAGGTACCTTACTACGTGCCAGACTGTTATCCGTTCATCATCCGGCGCAACGTGCCTAAGAACTTTGATTTCGGAGGTCAGAGTGACCTTGATGTGATTCGTGATCATCAGGATTCATTGAAAAAGGTAGTCACGAAGATGGAAGAGAAGATCATCAAAGCCGGTTCGATTTTAAAGACGCAAGACGACCATAACGTTGCTATAACAGATCAAGTCTATCAGGTCATCAAAGGTAGTGCTCAGCAGCTGGCTGTGCTAGGCGTGGAAGATTTAACCGCAGACATCACACAAGATATCAACTTCACGCAGGTTATCTACAAGCAAGCGCAATCCATGCTTGGCATTACCGATTCATTCCAAGGTAAAGAGGATGGTAGCGCTAAGTCAGGCGTTGCGAAGCAGATACAAGTACAGCAAGCGAGCGGACGGCTACAGTCGAAGCAGTTCAACAAGAATGCGGCGTACAAGGAACTGTTCGAACTAATGTTCAAGTTCATGCTTGCGTTCTACGATGAACCAAGGCCGTATTTGTCCAAAGACAAAAAGGGAAACGATCAGTATCAGGAGTTCGACAAATATAAATTCCTGTTGCAAGATGCTGACGGTCAGTTCTATTACAACACTGACTTCCTGTTCTCATCTGATGTAGGGTCGGGACTTCCAAAGGACCCAATTTTCATGTTTAACCAGGTCAAAGAGATGCTTCAAGTGGGTGCCATTGATAAGCTGCAATACTGGACCATCTTGGAATATCTCAATTTCCCGATGGCTAAGCAAATCAAATCACAGATCGAGGAAGAAATGCAGCAACAAGCCATGATGCAACAACAGCAAATGGAAATGCAGGCACAGCAGCAGGAGATTGACGCGGCTAAAGCGCAACAAGAGCAGACGAGAACACGCGAGGATATGATGTCGCAGCTTCACCCAGAGCATCAAGCGCAGTTTAATCAGCTTCCACCGGAAATACAGGCAGAAGTGTTGAAACAGGCAGGTGTTGCGTGATGGCGAAGATTGTTAAGTTTAAAACGTCTCAAGATGATTTTATCGAGGCGCTTGAATATATTTTGGAACGTGCTCGAGAAGGTGAACTAAAGAGCTTCGCGTTTGCCGCTAAATGCACAGACGGAAACATTGCAACAAGCTACGGTAATGCAGATGTCGGTACGAAGAACGAGCTACTTGGACACATCCAAGCAGACATTATGTACGACATTATGAAGGCGAACATTGATCAATTAATCGAGTATGTATAGCAGGCCATTGGTGAGAATCCACTGGCCTTTTCTATGTCCAGTTTACGAGTTAGAAAGAGGTGAACACACATGGCAGGGACGAATCGACCAAACGGCAGCGCAGGCCAAATCAAAGTAACAAGCGCAGCATCGCAAAAGGTTACAGCACCTAATGCAACAAGTAACACTATGAAACCGAAAGTAGAGCGCGGCGGAGACCTTCGGTCACGCGGTAGCAAGTAAACAATTCGCATGGGAAAGCGCAAAAATCCCAAGGAGGACATTATGAAAGCGTACAAATACAAACTCAACCTTCAGCTATTCGCTGAGGAAGGCGAAAACGTTGAGGAAATCGCCGAGCCTCAAGATGAACATGAGCTTGAAATCGATGAACAGGAAGAACCAAGCGAAGACATTCAGGAAGTCGCTGACCCTGAACCTGAGCGCGATTACGAGAAAGATAAAGCCTTTGCTGAACTTAGGCGAAAAGCGGAAGATGCTGAACGCCGAGCATCAAAGGCTGATCAGTGGGCGAAAGAAAACTACGGCCACATGGGAATATCTACATGGGACGAGTACCAAACCGCCTTAGCTGAGGATAAAAAACGCGCTGCTTACGAGGAACAAGGCATTGACTATGATGCGGTTCGTAAGATCGCGAAAGAAGAAGCGGAAAACCATCCGGACGTTAAAAAGTCGCAAGAAACTAACCAAAGAAACACCGTGAACGCCGAAATCCGCGCCCTTAAAGCTGCCTATCCAGACGTGGAGATTGGGGAAATCGAGGATTTGCGCGATTTGGTACCAGTGTTGGAAAAACTTCCAAACTGGACGGAGATTCAGAAGCGCGTTAGTAAGGGATACGACCTCATTGATGCCTTTGAACTGGCGAACCGCGATACGATCGTTGGCAAGCGAACGGCTGCAGCTGCTCAAGCAGCACGTAATGCAGCAAATAGTAAGAATCACATGAAGCCGACAGGCAATCAGAACGCGGACAACGCCATCATGATCGATGCCGAGGAAATGGCAATGTTCAAGCGCCTCATGCCTAAAGCAACTGAGGCTGAAATTATCGCATTCAAAAAACGGCAAGCCAAACAAAAACAAGCTTAGGGAGGATTATCTATGGGAAGTGCAGGATTTAAACAATCTTCATCGTTGGCGGGATCATCTGATCCATTCGAGTATTACCTTTTGACAGATAACGAGGCAGCAACGGCAGGGGAAGCGTTGGTACAGACTTCCGGCCGCCTGACCAAGTGCGGAGCAACCGCAACTCCTGAGTTTATTTCGTTGAGCGACAGAGTAGCAGAAGCGACTTCTGTAACGCCCCTTCCTGTTATTCGCGTAAAGGACGATAGAGAGTTCGAAACACTCTCCACGGCGACTGTGGCTGTTACATTAGTCGGCGCAAAGGTTACGTTGGCAACAAACGGTACACAGGTAACGGGTACAACATCAAGTGGCGTGTTCGAGGTATCGCATACAGACGGAGCAACAACAAATTCAACAGTGCGCGGGTATTTCCGGAGGTAAGTAGGGAATACTTTCGATAGTTTTTATGGTATAATCTTCTTAAAGGGGATGATTATATCATGGCGCTATATAATGACAAAACTGTGTTCGCTGATGATTTAAGTAGACACGGTGTGATGGGGTTAGCTAAGTTGCACGGCGTAACGCACGGTACCATCATGTACTACAAAAGGAAGTGGGACAAAGACCGAAAAGTCAAGAATCCGCTGAGTTATGTAGAAAAAGATGGAATCGTTACTGGTACGGATGCATATGGTCGGGAATTTATCTTCGATTCTGATGATTTTGAAAAGGTAAGCAAATATAACTGGTACGTGCATCAGAACTACGTCAAAGCAATGGATGGACGACGAAACACCATGCTCTTGCACAGGATAATCTTAGAATGTGGTAGTGATATGGTGGTAGATCACATCAATCACAATAAATATGACAATCGAAAGAATAACCTAAGAGTTGCTACCAGATCACAAAACATTCAGAATCGCGGTATTATACCGAACAATACATCTGGTGCAACTGGGGTGCATTGGCATAATCACACCAAGAAGTGGAAAGCAGAGATTGAGATTAACAAGAAAAGAATATACCTAGGCGTGTTCAAGGAAAAAGAAGATGCAATACAGGCGAGACAAGAAGCAGAAAACAAATACTTTGGTGAATATGCATTCAAAGAAGAGACTGAGGACTAATCCTCGGTCTTTTTTATGCGCAAAACCAAAACAGGAGGCATTAATATGGCTGGAGTAGTTTTTAGTGAAGCAAGTGGAGTCAATAACTCGATGTTTGGAAAAAGTCAAGACCCTATTAAGATGTTCGTAGAGAATCAGATCGAAGCATTCCAGAAGTACAGCATGATCCCGGATGTCTTCATGGAAGACGAAACGTCTAATTACGGGGAAAAATACACGTCAGCAACAGCAATGGCCGACTTTGAACCGGTTGGAGAGGGCGGTGCGTACCCGCGTAACAGCATTCGCGAAGGGTACAGCAAGCTTATCGAGCCAGACGAGTGGAAAAATTCATTCGAAATCACGCAAAAGATGGTTGAGGATCAGAAGATCGGTAAAGCGATCACGCAAGGTGCTGGTATTTTCACAACGGCATTCAATCGCGGTAAAGAAAAGTTCGCTGCATCGTTCCTTAACAACGGCGAAAGCACGACAATGACGTTCGGTAACAATCAAAAGGTGTTCAATATCCCGTGTAATGATGGTCTGGCGCTATTCTCTACGGCCCATACATCGATTACAGGTGGTTACACCACACAAGCCAATTACTTCGGCAACGCGTACAGCTACGATGCGCTGTGCTTAGTCGAGGAAGCCATGCAAAACTTCCGCGACGATGACGGAAACCTGCTCAACATCATGCCGGATACCATCATCATCCCGAATAAATCCCGTTTGAAGAAATTGGTATTTGATTCTATTGGAGCGGAAGGCATACCAGGAACGGCGAACAGTGGGTTCTCGTATCAGTTCGGTCGTTGGACGGTCATTGAATCTCCGTACCTTTCTAATGCGTCCGGTATTACAGCTGGAACAGATTCTTGGTACATGATGGACAGCAACTTCAACAAGAACTACGGTGGTCTGATCTGGCTGGACCGTATTGCATTGACGGTTAAAAGCTCGATTGATGACAACACGGACAACAATGTATGGCGGGGACGTGCTCGTTATGGCGCAGGCCCAAATAATTGGCGGGCGATTTGTAAGATCAATCCGGGTGTAGGCACAGTATTGTCGTAATCATCGGAGTCGCTTATTGCGGCTCCTATTCTTTTTTAAGGAGGTAAGACACAATGGCTGTTCCAGCTATACCATCAAAGTCCTACACGGGATATACCGGGATTAATACACTGGGATGTCAATCCCAACAAACCGAAGTATTGGCAGCGCAGACCCTTGCAGCAGACGTGACACTTACAGACACGCAATCGCGTACGATGGGTATCATTGAAGTCACCACAGGCCATGCAACGAACGCGTTTATCGTTCCGGTAGCCTCTGCAGTTGGGGGTAAAATGTACTTCATCGTAAACAACGATGCCTCGCTTGCAGCGAATATCAAAGTAGCCGGAGGCAGTGCAATAACTGTAGCCGCTACGAAGTCCGCAATGGTTTATATCACATCTGCATTGGCAATGAAACGCCTGACCGCAGACGCTTAATCACGGGGGCTCATTGGAGCCCTCTTATTTTTTATATGGGGGTGTCCACATGATCTATCCGATCGAACAAATCCAAAAGAATCTCTTATCCACCGAACATCAACTTTTATATAAGCTTTACGAAGCCCAAACCAAAACAAACCGCCTGCTAACCTTGCTGGTTGGGGAAACAAAACAAGAAGAAGCACCACAAGCCAACGATATCGACCACTTAAAGAGGCCACAACTCATGCAGCTTATGGCAAAATTGCCGAATAAGCCGCAGGGATTTCATAAATGGGATACGGAAGTAATGCGAAAACATATCAAGGAGGTTAGTTAAATGAGTGGTGGAAGAGTGATCATTGTAAACGGATCGGGCGCAGGCGGGGAAGTATTCGTTCCCGGCAACCCGGGATACGTAGCGTTTCCAAGTACTGGCCCAGCGGTGAATGACGGAGCAACAACAGCGCCATCACCTCAAATGTTATACAACGGGGCTACGTACGATATACAACGGAATAACATCCAAGGTACGCTATTGGCAAGCGCAGCGCGGACAGCTACAACGATGAGCGCGAATCAAACGAACTATAATGCTCGCGGTCTGCATGTGACGCTGGACATTTCAGTTGCTTCCGGTACAGGAGGGCTGCAGATAAGGGCCCAAGGTATAGATATAGCTTCTGGCAATTTCTACAGCCTGAACGGCGCACCAACAGCGATCGTAGCTACAGGAACGTATGACTACGAGTTTTACCCTGGAGTTTCTGGTGTTGTGGCCGGGTCAAATAACGTCAACGGACGTTCATCCACGTCTTTACCGCGAATTTGGAGGCTTACAGTAACTCACGGTGATGCATCTAGCTATACCTATTCAGTCGGATTTTCCTATGTTATCTAAGGGGGAGAGAAAATGAAGTATCTTAAAGCGGTTAAGGAACCACATCGGTACTATTTCCTTGTTCATATAGACGAAACGAAGAATCTGAAAGATGGTTCGCCAGATCCAGTGTTCGTAAGAGAATACGAATGGTCAACGTTGCTGCCTGATGGAGTAGCAGAGGAACAGTATCTTGCTTCTGTTAAGCGAGAAATGGAGCTGCTTGTTCAAAAAGAATTAGAATCTATAGTTGCACAAGAGGACCCCGTCATTACTAATCTGGCGGGGTTTTAATATGACACTAAATGAAATTATCGCAGAGATTGACGAGAAGTACCCGAATGGGTTAACGGCAGCTTCTAAGGTTCGCAAGATGGATTACCTACAAAAACGGTTATACCGGAAGATGCGGAAGCAAACCTATGCTTCATATACGCTGACACCGGAGCAGCCAACGTATCCCATCACGCAGAACATCGACGATATCTTTCAAATCGATATTGGGAATGAAACGGCAAATCTATTTGAACGATACCCGCAAAAGAAGATCAACGATACCTCTGTCGATAACTGGAGCCGATATTATAGCTTTGTAGGAGACGTGAACACAGGCGATTACATCAACATCTACCCGACACCTACGGACTATGAGGACACCATGACGATTTGGTATTATGAAGAGCCTGCCACACTGTCGGATAGTGACCTTAATTTCACGCCTACGCTAGATCCTGATTATCACATGCTCTTTGTATACTACGTCTGTAAGGAAATAGCGGAGAATTATAGGGACTTTGACATTTCTTCCGGATATACCGTGCAATATAACGCCCTTGAGTCCGAAATGATGGGCACGTTTCAAGCGCCAGAGGTCAAATTAGTCCATAGTGAATCGGGGTGGTAATACGTGGTTAGGTATGCGGGAGAGCAGATATTTGAGCAGGCGAACGCGAATGTAAATAAAAACGTTTGGGGAAACATCATCTATAACGTCAAAGCGTATGGGGCGAAAGGTGATGGAGTAACGGATGATTCGACTGCGATACAAGCAGCGATAAGCGCAGCTAATACGGCAGGAGGGGGAAAAGTATTTTTTCCGGCTGGTACTTATCTAATATCAACACAGCTTAATCTTTTTTCTAACGTCTCCTTTGAAGGAGTAGGAAACGCATCTGTTATAAAAGCGAAAGACAGCTTTGCAACAACAAATCTATCCCCCATGATTTGGGCTGATTCCCAGTCGGACATTAGCATCCGTGAATTAACATTGATGGAAACGGCGCTAATCAAACGGGGACAGCAAATATTGTTGGTATTGGTGGATATAAATGCACGCGGTATATTATCGAGGACAGCCATATTAAAAACACTTACGGTTATTCTATTGAATTGTCCAATTGCATTTATTCATCCGTCGAAAGCAATATTGTCGAAACCACATTTAATCAATATGCAGGTATCGTGTTAACTGCGGACACGGCGAATTATTTCAATGCCTATTCGATAATCAATGACAACATTATATACGGTGTAATGGCAGACGCGATCAGTGTTACCGGTTCAGCTACAGGTAACATAACCAACGTGGATATTGTAGGTAATACAATTTTTAATTGCGGGTTTATGGGAAACAATGTAGATGGGGCAGCTGTGTATATGAACTATGCAGGGAATTGTACGGCTGACGGAAATACAGTTGACAAAATCGGCGGTAACGCTATGGATATCTATATCGCAAAAAATATCGTTGCGTCTAACAATGTAATATCTAATGTAGACAGAGCCGGCATAATGTTGGATACAGTCACCTATTCGCAAGTGACAGGTAACATTGTAACGAATTGTGTGAAAAAAGGAGCTACTGATCCCTTTAATCAATCACACGGTTTTATCTCAGGTCTATATGCAGGTGACTCCTGTCAGCATATATCCTTTACTAACAATATCTCTACAGATAACCAGACAACAAAAACGCAACAATATGGACTTCTAACTAGCGGTACTGTAAATAGTAACTTTATTATCACAGGCAACGAATTATCTGGTAATGCAGTAGGTGGAATATTATTCAACAATCCGGTTGCCACTTGTTTCACAAAAACCAACATTGGATACAATCCAGTGGGAAAAATCACATCACCAGCCATCCCAACATCCGGTACGAACTACACGAATGCTTTCCCTTATACCGTAAGGGTTTTTGTAGTAGGAAGCGCCGTTACCGGTCTATACATTAATGGTCAGAGCGTGGGTGTTACCGGAACTGCTGTAACAAATGGACTTATGCTCATCTTAGATCCTGGGGAAACTATAAAGTTGGATTATTCAAGCGCTCCTTCATGGAATTGGTTCGGTATGTAAAGCATATTTGACGGCATCCTAATACAACGCGTATGATTATAAAAGTGTTGTATTGAGGGGGATATATAATGTTTCGTTGGGTATCTAAGCTATTTCCCGAATCAAAAAAACATGAACTTGCAGAATGGGAGAAACGTTGTCCAGAATGTGACGGTTCTGGATTTGAAGATATCTTTCATGATTGCAAACTATGTGGTGGTAATGGCGTTGTGAAAATGACTTTTAAGGAAAAGTATAATTTATCTGATTGATGATCAGTGTGCCACTGGATGGAAAACGGGAATCAACATAAATGGAGCCTATAGGCTCTTTTTTTATTGGAGGTGAACATATGGCATTCGCTCTATGGCCGACCACGCGACGTTCCTTACCGACGAGCGTACAGCGGTCATTTCAAGGCGTGAACCGGATGGACGCGTTCACGATACCCGACGACAACGCAACGGACATTAAAAATATGACAACCGCCAATTACCCTGTCCTCTCTGTGAGGCCGGGGTATTCTTTATTAGGCTCAGCATTATCGGCGCGGGTCCTTGGCCTTAGCGTGTGGAAGCAGACGGAACTCAGCGCCATATCAAACGGTACTTGGTACAAATACTCCGGCGGTAGCTGGTCGGCGGTGTCCGGTGGTGGATCACTTAGCACATCGGCAAACTGGAGCTTTACCAACTTCAAGGGAGCATTCGGGGCCATTTACATGGTTGCCGCTAATGGCGTTGATGCTGTGAAGGTGTACGATGGTTCTACAGTGTCGTCGCTTACCGATGCTCCATCAGGTGGTAATTACATCGAACAGTTCGCAGAGCGCGTGTGGTGCGTTGTGGGGAACGATTTACACGGTTGCGCGTTGGGGAATGCTACTAATTGGAGCACTTTTTCAGGAGATGACGCAGACCCTTACATTAAAACCGTGGAAACACCTGCAGGCGAAACAATCACCGCTATCAAAGCTGGAAACAGCCATTTAACCATCTTCTTTCCCAACGCCATGCAGGAACTATACGGCGCTGTACCATCGGATTTCAGAACGATCCCGGTCACATACAACATAGGCGCGGTGAGCAATCAGGCTGTTACGAGTGTTGAAGGGATATTCTACTTCATCCATAAAACAGGATTCTTTCAATACGGAGGCGGCACGTTACCTTCAAAAGAGTTCTCGAAGCCCATTCAAGATTTGATAAACCGCATTAACCCGGCTCAAATCACGAAATGCGCGGTCGGCAGTAACGGTAAATACGTGTATGCAGCTATTCCACTGGATACTGCGACAGAGCCGGACACCATCATCGAGTTTAACACCGAATTTGGCATCTTCTCGGTCTGGAAAGACTACGCCCCACTCAATATGGCTACCTTATCCGGGACGCTTTATATAGGTGGTGTAGAAGGTGAGGTGAGGCAGGTCGGAGGCAGTACCTCGGACAATGGGACGGCGATCAATTATTATGTCATCTCGAAGCCGTATGCAGCGGGTTCATTGGCTCAAAAGCTGATGTGGAAGCGTGCGTGGGTCACCGCGAACGTTCCAGTCGGAAGTACAATGAATGTGGGCCTGAGCAAGTCGGATTCGGGAGACACCGATTTCACGACTGTACAAGCCATACCAGCGGATAGCGTGATTGAGGGAACACGAGTTATTATCCCGACTACCACCGTATCATTTGCCAACTGGATTCGCTACAAGATATCCGGTACCGGACCGGCTGACATTAAAGAGTTTGCTCGAGAGGAAGAGCAACGCCCGATCTACTAAGGAGTGAAAACATGCCAATAACACAGTTTCCCAAGGTACCAAGTCCACCTGCTAACCCTAATTTGCAAGCATTAGTTAAATATGTGGGAGAAGTAGCCAACATATTTGCAATATTCTCCAAGGAAATGGATTATCTTCTCAATGGAAGTTTGGACGTAGCCAACATCAGAGCCAAATCTATAACAGCAGACAGGCTGACGGTAGATGAATTGTCCGCTATTACGGCAAATCTAGGAACGATTACAGCCGGAATTATCAATGGTATTCAGATATTTGGTTCTTATATTGCTACGTCAGACGGTACTTACCCAAGGTGTGAAATGAGTGCGTCAGGAAATGTGTTCACGGCGTATTTTGATGCGGATAATTATATATCCATAGAACCTGATTACGCTGGCAGCCCATCCATAAACTTCACCCAAGGAGGCACGCTTAAAGGGCGGTTGGACACCTTGTTAGGAAATCTAGAGATATTCTGTAGTGACGGAATTGAGTTAAATGGCGGTGGAACTAGCGGAAGCGTTAGGATTGATGGGAATGCAACATTCGATAGCTTCTCTAAAGTGAAAAGCGCTTCTCCTGTAACGGATTTACAGACTGCGTTGAACGCAAAAGCTAATACATTTTCAGGTGTTACTGGGACGGTGTATGTTGCGAGTTCGAGCGGAGGATCACCAACAACAGCAATAACTTTTACAAACGGTGTAAGAAC